CGGGAACGGCCAAAGATTTTCCGCTTACTGAAACCGAAAAAACCTGGAGGGTGGGAAAGAGTTGTTATGGAATGGATTTGCTGACTATGCGGCAGAGAGATTCAATCCATGACATGAAAACACACTGCTGGATTCTGGAGAATGTCACACCCTCGGGGACCGCTTTGATGTATCAGTATGGAGCCAACGGTTGCGGATATGCGGAAATTTACCCAAATGGAAAAATTGAAATCAAATGATCGAATTTATCCTCCTCGCCCATACGCTGATTCTGACAACCTATTTTCTCGCCAAGGGCGAAAAGGCTCGCCATGCCCATCTCATGGCTAAAGCCTCGTTTGAAGAACGACAATTTCAAGCAAGGCTTTCCGGCAAAGCCTAAACAACCCAGAAAGGAAATCCCAAATGAAACAAGCATTCAAAATCTACATATCGGTAATGATTGGCATCCTTATCGGCCTTGGCCTTGGGGATTGGCTGGAGCTTTTACTGACCAAATAAAACTTTACAGCAATACCTAGAAATCCTACAACCCAACTAGTGAAATCCTATTACCCCGCAAGACCAGTCGGAGCCGCTGATGCCCCTTGGTCGGAGACTTATAACGAGTGGGCAATCGAACCGAAGGCAAATGGATGGAGGGGTTGGTTCGATCAGAAAGAAGGCTTGGCCTATAACCGCCACGGCAAGATCGCATCCAACGCCCCGCTGATGTTCAAGCGGCTGGCAACTGCCGGGATCAAATCTCGCTTTATTGATTGCGAAATTATGGGGATGCGGGAGAAGCGGGGAATTGGAACCATTATTGTTATTGATGCCTTCGACCCCGACAACCCCAAGCCCTACGCCCAAAGGGTCAAAGAATTTGAGGAGATCGAGCCAGCATCCTTTGACCTAAAGCAAAACGCCCTGCTACGGATGCCCCGGCTTAACCACAAAAAGCTAAAGGCCATTTGGGAGGAGATGAACTTTCATAATCGTGGGGGGCTTGTTTGGGAGGGCTTCGTAATGAAGAAGGATGACCGCTATCCTTTTATTGCCGATCCTTCTTACTGCTCCCCATCGTGGCACAAATGGAGGATTCTATGATTGAATTTCTTCTTATCTTTTTAATCTGCTCAATATGGTTTGGGGGCAAGGAGCTTCTTAAATATTTCGAGCAAAAGGATTATGAGAGGCGCAAGTTTTATCTTCTCGTTGCCGAGGAGCTTGATCGGCTTGAAAAGATGACCGAGGATCAAAAGGAATTAAGCAAGCCCAACAGGATGACCCAATGGCAAATGCGAAATTAAATAAGTTTGAGTTTCTTTGGCGTGCTCTGGGTGGGCCAGAACTTCAAAAGGAATACCGCTTCGAGCCGACAAGAAGATGGCGGGTGGATTATTTCGCCAATGGGGTCGCCGTTGAAATCGAGGGCGCAATCTGGATTCAGGGAAGGCATACAAGGCCAAGCGGGTTTATGAAGGACATTGAGAAATACAATCGCCTAGCCGAAAAGGGCATCTTGCTTTTCCGAGTTCCCGCCCATCAGATTACCGCCAAGTGGCTAGAGCCAATTATCCAAACCATGAAAGGAAAACAATGAGCCAATACGATGCGGCATGGAATGAGCTAAATGCTAACTCTTGGAGGCGGCAAGACCTAGAGGATCAGATGATGGCGAATAAGGCTGATGACTATTGGGTGAGGAAGCACTTTGGGTCGCAGATTAAAATAACTGGAAGGCTTGTCTTTGCCCGTAATGCACAGGAGTTTCTTGCAGAAATAGAAAGGCAAAACCAAAAAATAAAGGAGCAGAACACACAATGAGCGAAACACAAATCATTCAGCACGGCAACGGAACCAACGGCGTTGCCGCCCATATCCGACAGGCAACTGATGTTGCCGGGGCTTGCAGGGAAATCGTCAAGGCCACCGCCCAGCGAATCGGCCAGAAAGATTATGTTCGGGTTGAGGGCTGGCAATCAATCGCAGTAGCCCACGGATGCGTGGCCTCTGCCCGTGATGTCGAGCGGGTCGAGGATGGCTGGCGTTGTATTGGTGAAGTGCGGCGTATGGATACAGGCCAGGTTATTGCAACTGCCGAGGGATTCCTTGGCGATGATGAGGAGATGTGGGCAAAGCGGCCAACCTACGCCAAGCGAGCGATGTGCCAGACCAGAGCAATCAGTCGGGCTTGCCGTTCAGCCTTTGCCCATGTGGTTGTCCTAATTGATCGCAACCTCTCAACCACCCCAGCCGAGGAAGTTCCTTTCGGGGGGTTTGATGATAAGCAACTCAACACCGACAAATACGAAGAGCCTACGGCGGCAGAGGTCAAGGAGATTACCGCGCAGTTGGTAGAAGAAAAGAAAACCAAGGACTCCGAGGTAAAGGACATGGTTGTTGGCTTCGGAAAATACAAAGGCCAGACCGTTCGCCAGATTGCCAGATCATCGGAGGGCTTTTCTTGGCTGATGTGGCTAACCGAACAACCCCTAAAGAACGCCCCGGATGGGCAACCCTATAAAAAGGATTTGCAATTAAGGGCAGTCATCAAGGCCGTCATTGAGGAGGATAAAAAAGATGAAATCCCCTTCTGAGGCATCCGGCATATCAATGTCCTACATGAACCAAACCGCAACCTTGCTAAAGGAATACGGCGCACAAGTGGCCGCTCTTGAAAGGGAACGGTGCGCCCTGCTCTTGGAGCAACTGCGAGACGGAACCGAGGATCAAGTGCAGAAAGACCTATACAACGATGCCGTAACGGCCATAAGGAGAAGCCCTTATGTCCGCCTATGATGTTCAAATCCCAAAAACAAAATTCGGGCTTATTGAATGGAGGGATTCAAATGATAGACCAGAGGAAAACGATCAATGCCTTGTTGTCGTTGGAGCGGCTGTTTTGGCGGCTCGCTACCATTACGGAGAGTTTTATTTGTCTAATTGGACAAGAGCTAAAGCGGTTCGGTGGTGGTCGCCGTGGCCCAAAGCTCCTATCGCATAGGGAGATTTATGCCAGAAATATTTTCAAATATTGGAAAGCAAATGGTCGGGCTGGGGCTGATCGTGGGCTTTATATTTGCAGGATTGGTCGGCATAATTCTGTCCGTAGCCTTCGGGTGGGACAAGACTAGGAGATTTTTCTATGAGCGTAAAAAGACTTACTTACCTTAAACAACTTCTTAAATACACAACGGCACGGCTCAAAGAAATGCAGAAGGAATGGAGCCACGCCCAGCATAAATCTTATAAGGATGTTTTGCACCATGCCGACCTAGCGGAAGTCATGGCAAAGGAACTCCTTGAGCGAGCAAAAAAATACCAGAAGCGCGATTTGGAGAACGGTAAAAAGTGAAGAGAGATTCTTTCTGGTTCCCCTTCGAGCCTAACCGCTGGCTCTCAAACGAGAAGCTAGGGATGGTTAGCCTTGAGGCTAGGGGGCTTTGGATTCACCTCCTTTGCCTTATGTATAAGGCCAACGCCGGGGGCAAACTATTGATCGGTGGAAACATACCAACAACGGAGCAGTTGAACAGAAGCGTTGGGGATGATTGCGGAGTTGCCCTTAAAGAGCTTCAAGTTGCAAGGGTTTATGAATTAAAAGATGGCGCAATTTACCATGAAGGAGTAGCCCATCAGTTGCAAAAGATGAATGATAGATTGGACGGATATAGGCGCAGGGATGAATCAAAGATGAACCATAGATCGTCAATAGATCGCCCATCTATCGTCAATGGATTGGGGTATAATAACAATAACAATAACAATAAGAACATTAAGAAAGAAAGGGCGCAACAAGTGCGCCCCGCGCTCGCGGATTGGTTGGTCTACGCTAAGAGTATTGGGTGGGTGGGCAAGGATGTTCAAGGAGCGTTCGATCATTATGAGGCTAACGGATGGAAAGTCGGAGGCCGTGCGCCCGTCAAGAATTGGCAAGCCGCCGCCAGAAATTGCTTTCGCAGAAACCAACACACACAACCGAAAGGAACACAAACCATGCAACCAAAACCACAAATCAAATCATCGTGCGAATCTGCTCCCCTTTATAGGGTGATGGGATTTAGCTCTTATTCCGATTGGCAGAAGGCCGGGTTCCCATCGTGAGCCTTTACCAAGCATTCAATAAAGACAAGGATCGTGGTTTTGTCGCGTATCGCAGAATTACCCCAGCCTACAAAACATTGGCCGAGGAGGCGAAGGAATTTGAATACACCCAAACCATCCCAAAAAAACTCAAAGACCTTGAGGAGCGGATTGAGAACATCGAAACAACGCTATCCTTAATGAAGCAAGCAAGGGATAATGACCCCGTGAAAGCCTATCTTGAGCCAATAGCGTCCAGAATAGCCCAAATTGAAGCGCAAATGGGCTTAGAAAAGGCCAAGACCAACGGCCAGCTAGACATCCCCAATATCATCGTTCCCGAAGAATTGCGGGTTTTAAAGGGCAAATTGGGGCGTTGCAACAATCGCAAGTATGAAATAGTGAAAAGGCGGTGGGCATTATGGAAGGCTCAATATGAAGCAGGGATACCCATGAACACGATTGCTAGGGCTTGGAACTGCGATCATGGAACCATTGCCTACGCTCGCTCGAACGGATGGAAAGCATCGCCGGGCTGGGGCAGGGCAAAGAGAAAACGCTGATGAGCTTCCACTTTGCATCCCAACTAACGATGGACTTCGTTGAGCCAACGGAGACGCATCACCCGAACAAGCCAATCGGATCAAAGCAATGCCAACAAGTGCTTTCCCACTTACAGAGCGGGAAGCCGATCACGGCACTTGAGGCGTTGAGGCTATACGGAATCTTTAGGCTAGCCTCTCGCATCCATGACTTAAAAAAGGCAGGGATGACTATCCAAAGCCGGGACATTCAGACGGAGAGCGGAAAAAAGATTGCCCAGTATTACTTATGAATAACTTTAAACAACCTTAAGTCATCGTTTGACGAACCATAGTTAGAGCCTAAAGAAATCCTTAAATGCAATCCGACCCCATTGAGTCCGACCAGTTAAGAGCCGAGAGGCTTTTGATTGAGCTATGCCCGGACAACTCCGAGCTTCGCAAGATCACGAAGGCAGGACGCTCGCAGGAACGGATAAAGATGCTACGGCAAGTCATCGAAAGGCTCTTGCTGAACGCCATCCCAACGGCAGTTATCGCAAAGACACTAAAGATGGAGCAACCAGTTATTCAATACCACGCCCGATGGCTGGAAAAGCAGGGCAAAATCATCAGGCCAAGCAAACATTCCCACTGGATTTGGGCAAAGGAAAACGGTGAGAACTGACGGCCAAGACCCAGCGGACAGCATCGCCGCATCCTACACGGTTGATATGGCCGAACACATAGACACTCTAGAGGATCGGGTAAGGGAGAGGCTTGCGAGGCTAAAGGCCATGAATGGAGGCCAAGACCTAGATGAGCTAGCAAAACTAACAGCCCAAGTAGTTGAGGAGACGATCAAGCACGAAGGCGATTCGCAACTTCTACGGACAAAAAGGGACGACACGCTGGACGAAGCACTGCTCGCCTTGGCCTCAAACCGATCCCCAGACAGCCTAACGGCCATCGCCAAACGATACATTAACCCAAGCACAGGCAAGCCTTACACAAGAGCCGCCTTGTCTGCGCGGTTATCAGAGCTTACCCAAAGAACAGGGTTAGTACTAAGGGTTCAAAGGTCGGCTAGGGTGAGGGCAATTTACAAGGAGCGAGCCTTGCGGGTTCACGAAAGACGGCGGAAGGAATGCCCAAAATGGGATCGTGAGGCATGGGAAAAGGGGCTGAAAAAGAGAGGCAAAAAACGATGAGGGCTGGCTCAAGGGTGCTTTGTGTAGATGACCGCTTCCCAACCGAACTGCTCATTTACTACAACGCCCTACCCTTAAAAGACCGCACTTACACGGTGAGGGGGCTGGGGATTGGCGTAGATTTTAAGGGCGAGCCGGGTGAGGTCGTTGTGTACCTACAAGAGCTTAAAAACCCAAACTCATCCAAGCCCCCGCATCCAGAAAGGGGCTTTGCCCAATGGCGTTTTAGAGAAATCCAACCACCAGCCGAGGCCAGCAAAGAAGCCCAAGAGCTTGTTGAGGCCGAGGCATAAACCAAGGAGAAATCCCAAAATGAGCAAGGCAATCGTAGCCAACGACAACGAGAAACGCATCGGAATAGAGCTTAAAAAAACGGTGAAGGCTTTGGAGGAAAGCCGCGAGCAGGCCGTGCAGACCATGGCCGAAACCATATCCCTAGCGGCAGACGCTGGCGACATCATCCTATCAGCAGAAACAGAGGGGCTAAATACCCAAGAAATTTTAAGGGTAGGGGGGGTATCCGAGGAACAGGCAAGGCGGCTAAAAAGGGTGGCTGGAGCAAGGCCAAGCCTTACCAGCCCAGAGCCTACCCAGCTTCGTCAGTTGGCACTATGGGCGGGGCTTCTCCCAGACCCCATCGAGAACAGCGCACCCCGCAACCCCAAGCCCTGGCACTCCTACCTTGTCGCCGCCTCCCAATGGGTATCCCGCAAGCGGGTTAACGATTGGAGCGAGGCACAACGGGCCGAGTTCGTGGCCGAAGCCAAGCCCATCGTTGAAGCGTGGGTTGAGGCCGGAGGGAGGCTCGACTAAAGGCACTGCCAAAATGACACATCGACTTACGCAAGTTTTTACTAACCAACAAAGCACGACTTACAAAAGCTCGATGCTTGATTTGTTAGTAGTTTGCGTCAAAAAATGCAAGTACCCCACCACCAACCACTTAGGTAACTTTTACTTTGCAAAATCTCAAGATAACAGGTTCCCCG